AAGTAGTGATTTAAAACCATGGAAAGACCCTAAAATGCTTGATTTGAGAATTACAGATGATAAGCATGTAATGGCAATTGATTTAGGTCAAAATAAATCTGTGGATGCTCAAACAATCAATAGCGTATTGAAAGATTCAGGAGCTGTTGAAGTGAACGATAAAGAAGTTGAAGACTAAGCTAAAGATGATCATGTTGAATAGATTGAAAGCATTTTTACCACTCATAGCGATCTTTGCTCTGGCTTCTTGTAATGCTAGTGGCGATAACCCAGGTACAGAATATGCACCTCAAATGTATCATTCAATACCTTACGAACCATTGACGCAAATCAAGGATAAAGATAGAGGCGAATGGTTGAGTAATAGAGAAGATGGATTGGGAGAGTTTTATAACTCTAACCCAAACAACGCTTACGAGCAGAATGTCAAGTTACCAGTAGCTGGAACAGTAAGACGTACTGCTGACGGAGTTCTTCCTTATCGTTTAGGAAAAGACGACATCGAAGCGGCTAGTCTAATTGAAAATCCACTTCCTGAAACAGAAGAAATATTAGCGGAAGGTAAAAGACTATACGAACTGTACTGTGACCATTGTCATGGCCCAAGCGGCCAGGCCGATGGGAAGGTATCACCTATTTTTCAAGGTGTTCCACCTTACACAGCACCAGCTCAGAGAGGTCTTTCAGAAGGGCATGTATTCCATGTAATTACTTATGGGATAAGAAGAATGGGAGCTCATGGTTCTCAGATTAGCCCTGAAAAAAGATGGAAGATTGTGAAGTATGTTAAACAATTGCAAAAGCAGTAACCCCCAAATTTTTTAAAAAATGGCAAAAGAAAGATTTGAATTTACGACAGGCTTAAAAAAGAAGCTATATATCGTAGCCATCATTGGGTTTGTATTGCTGCTTGTAGGTGCAATATTTCCGGGTGGTGGTCATGAGGCTGAAGCCGGAGACCATGAAGGAACAGAGCAGCATGATGCTGCATCTTCTGGAGATCACGAGACAAACGCTAGCGAAGATCATAATGGTGATAACAATGACGCTCATGGCGGAATGATCTCAGACGATTCTGGTGATGGGCACGAAGCAGGAGAGGCGGACCACGGTGGTGGTTGGTTGAAAAGGCTTGGTGTTAACCTTTGGATCAACAATGTTTACTTCGCTGGATTAGCGATTATAGGAATATTCTTCTTTACCCTTCAATATGCCTCACAGGCAGGATGGTCGGCCTTTTTATTAAGAGTTCCGTTGGCCATGGGAAGCTGGTTACCTTATGCTTTTTTATTGATGATAGGTACATTCATGATTTTTGGTCATGATATATTCCACTGGACGCATAGCGACTTGTACAATGAGTTTCTACCAAGTGGAGAGTTGAATCCTCACACATTAAACAATTATGTAAAAAAGTTTAAAGATGACTTTGATAAAATGTCTGATAACTCTGAAGTAATAAACAATACAATGAGTATATTAGACGCAAAAGAAATGGAAAGTGAGGAAGATATGGCAGAGATTAAAGAGGGACCTTGGATGCAAGAGCCAATTAGCGAGGGTCAAGTTAAATTCATAGAGAGTTTAATTACACAAGCTATTGACAGTAAGTTAGATGAACTTGCAGCAGAGGCAAAACAATATCTTGCTAGTGGTGAGGCTACCAAAGGTAACGCAAGTCAAATGATTGATAAGTTGAAAGATGCGTTGTCGTAGCTGCAACATAGGTCAGTTTGACCTATTCGGTGAGCCAACGTTTATTATTGACGGGTTGTGTATGGATTGTAAAAACGTGATTGAGTATGACGCAAAGAGAAATTATACAGTACATCAATAAGATGTTTCCGTTTATGGATGAGCTTATTGAAAGCGAGGATATATTCTCTAGTTATGATTGTGAGAACAAAGATTATATTATTGAGATTAAATCAAGAGATAAACATTACAACCCGTGGATGATAGAAAAGAAAAAGTTTGATAGCAACACAGAGAAAGCTAAAGAACTAGACAAGGAGTTTATATATCTTACAGAGTATAGAACCAAGATAATAACTTGGAACATAACTAACTTAGTAAGAGTAAACTACAATTTTAAATGGGAAGAAAGACAAATGCCACGCACAACAGAGTTTTTGGAAACAGAACCAATACTCAAAGAGGTAGGTTATTTGTATGAGAAATACGCAAAAAAATATTAGGAGGATAAATGGTACTAGATGGTATTAAATTAAAACAAGCAACAGTTCCTATGTTACTTGGTGAATTGTTACAAAGAAAAGATGACAATGGCAATCTTTTATTTAATTGTCAAGCATTACAAATGTCTAACGGACAACAACTTATGCTTTCAATTACACCAAACTTTATGATGACTTGGACAAACGAAGAAGAAGAATAATTAAACTATCTTGTAATTATCCCAACCGTCCTTATCTATTGTAAAGGTAAGGACACCAGGCTTACTCCACATACCAGTTCTTGCAGTAAAATCTATACTTGCATCTATTGACGGACATTGAAACCAAGTTCTGTTTCCCTGCTGCATCATACGAGGGTGATGAAAGTGTCCTGTAATCAATATCTCTGCGTCACCTACAGGTAGGTCACCAAACATCTGACCTTGCCACCACTTCATTATCTTACCTTCAGGACCTGTGCCGCCTGCGTGCATATGTCCGTGTGTAAATCCTACCGTTGTGTTTTTAATCTTCAATGTATGATGAAAGCCTTCCGGTATTGACACCTCTACTTTGTCATAGCGTGGGTTCTGCTCCATAATCTCACCACATATTTCTAAGTGCATAGTGTCAGAGTTATCTAATCTTGATGTAACTACCTGACCTTTGCCACTACGAGCTTGCTCACCGTGGTTAGCGGGAACTCCGGACAATACAATCTTGTTTGCATACGGTAAAAATGTATCAACAGTCTTCATAATTAGCTTTCTTGCTAGATGATATTGTTGAGATAGGTTCAAAGAAATATTATGGGGTTGAGAATCGTAAAATCCATAGCAACCTTCGGTCAAATCGCCCATAGATAACAAATAAATTTCGTCTATGCTACCTAGTGACCGAATCTCCTCTACTGCTCTCTCAAGTGCCTTGTCGTACCTCTCAAGCGTTTTCTCTACTCCGAGGTCATCTTTCCCCAGTTGCCAGTCACTCATAGTAAATATGTATGCAGTATCACCTTTTAGTTTCTTTTTTTTAAGTGGTTTCTTCTTTGATACTTCTTTGAGCAGCTTATTGTACCATTCATCACGTTCAGGATGTCTTCTTCTAACAATACCTTTGAACGCATAGAAGGTTTGTACACCTTCATTCTTGACTTGTACGTTCCAGGAACTAGCCCTGACCTTACCCTCTATCTCATAATATTGTGGGTCAAAGCCCCATTCCAATAGTATTTCATCAAATTTAGATTTGTAATTTGGGTCTGTGCCAACGTGGGTTATCTCACCAACACCAGCTTGTTCGTCAAAATCGTACTTTGGACCCCATCCACTCGGAAAATAGTTATTCCCGAAGTCTTTCTTCTTCTTTGCCATACGCAACCCTTCCTGTTAATCGCATTATACAGGTAATTTATGACTAAATCAGTTACTTTGTAATTTGTTTTTTAGCATATGTCTTGATGACTGCTAGTGCAGCACCACCACCAGCTAATGCAGCTAACTGAATTGTTTCAGCCTCTACACCAACTAATGGAGCAACTGTTAATGCACCAATGAACGCTTCAATGAAGGTCCAGGCAGTTCTCTCAAGCATATCTTTGAGGTCTTCGCTCAATTTATACTCCCACGAATCGGACCAAGGTGTCCACCATACATCCTTTTTGAATGTACCATCCTGGTTTCTTGCTCTTTTGAATCTTTCAAACATTATATTATATTCTTACCATCAAGTTTAGCATTTAATGTTTTGATTTCACCACTTATCTCTTGTAACTTCTCATATACATCTGATTTTTCTGCAGGTTTATCAAGTAATTTATTTATAGTTGTGTACTCTATTGTTACTTTCTTGCCTTGTAATAATTGATTAGCTACTTTTGCATACATTTTTTTGTAAGCAACTGTACTAGAACCAATAAAACCATCCTTAGAAACTTCTAAATCTTG